TGAACCAACCGCAGATAACAATGAAATTTGATTTTTATACGCTTTTTGCAGCTGAGCAATTGAATATTCTTTTGCTTGCTGATTCATAGTTTGGCTGGTTTGAACGGCCGCAATATCATTGTTTAAATTGCTTGTAATGCTGGCAATTGCATTTGCAGTAGCTGTATCTTTGGCCGATGTAATTGAACGCTCTTGCTGTGCGGTAGCAATTTGTTGGTTATAAACATTTTGAGCCGCTTCAAGCGATTTGTTATATTGATTTTGCGCAACAGCTGTTTCAGTATTGTATTGATTTTGCTGTGCGGTAAATGCATTTGCAGCATTAGTTGTTTTAAATGCATTTTCAGCATTTTGATTAGCCTGTGCAGCGGCAGCATAGGTTGAAGCGTCTTGTGTTGCTAGTGGAGTGGCTTTTTCAATCATGGCATTTTCAGCGGCGCCAGCGGCAATACTTGAATTTAGCAATCCTCTTTGTGCAGCAGTTTGTAAACCTTGCGTTTTGGCTTGCGTCATCAATGGCGATCCACTTGCTAATATTCCGCTAAGCTGGCCTTGCGACGTTTGTTCAGGTGCAACATTCCATTTTGTAGGCTCACCCAATTGTGTGCTAGCAGTAGACAGTCCTTTATAAGTAGAGGGTTGCAAATTGCTTGTTGTAATTGGCGACGCACTATTTAAGCTAGGAGTTGCGCCAGCAGGATCAGGAGCAATACCGCCGGTTGTTAATATGCCGTTATTTGCTACTCCTGTGTTTACCTGTGATTGATACCAATCTGATAACGCTGCCGGTGCTACTGCCATAATTATTACCTTTAATTGAACGCTGTTTAATTATAACGTAATTGCTATATCAAATAAATTAGTTAAGTATTCAGGTGTCCAGCTTAATGCTGTAGCTATATCCTGAACCATTGAGTTATTTTTCTCAACAATAGTGGAATAGTTCCACCAAATTAGCTGCTCGCGAGTTGTAATCAAAGCCTCAACATCATCAAGCTGATTCTCTTGCAGTAACGCCAGACGGCATTGGCGCATTGACACAACAGTTATTTCAGGTTGAACTGGTGGTAAAGGCCAAGAGCCAGTTATCTCAATCCAGCCATTAGTTAAAGCCTCATCAATGTATGACTGCTGGTCAACATCATAGCCATACACTTGGTTTTCAGGATTTTTAAAATATCGCATTATCTAAGCTCCAGCCATTTTTGAATTGTACCAGCCGATAAAGTAACTAAATAAGTTTGACTGTTTGGAATAATAAAAGTGTATTGATGCGTTGCATTGACAGCTTCTGTGATGCTTGAAACAGCAGTTGCAGTTCCATTTAATGTAATACTGCCTTGAGCCGCTCCAGTTCCAACAATAATAACTGACACTTGAATTGGTCTACCAGTTGAGTTGGTATAAACTGTTCCGGCTGATCTACTTCCAGTAACATCTTGCCATGTTTGCCCTAAACCTACGCAATTAGCATTAACAAAAGCAGTGGTAGCAATAGATGTATCGTTATCACCAGTGCTTGGAGTTGGTGCAGTAGGATTGCCGGTTAAGGCTGGACTATCAGCTTTTACAATTGAGCCTGTTCCAGTAAATGTGGATGTAAAATTAATTAGATACCATGCACTACCGTTTGACATAACCTGTATAAGGTCTTGCCCTGCTAAAGTAACGCTTGTTACTAGTGAACCACCATAATAAAATGTATCAGTACCTTGCCTTTGCACAGTTACGCCAGACGCATTACCATAAATTATTATAGTTGTGCCAGCAGGAGAAGCGCTCACCAAAGGTAGTGTGAATGTCAAGCTGGTTGTTGTTGGAGCAATCCATTTACCAGCGTCTGCAGTAGTTAAAACCGTATTAACACCGTAAGCAGCTACGCCAGCCAAATTCCCCAAAGCCCGTTGAACAAAGGCTGTTGTTGCTATACTAGTATCGTTGTCAAATTGTGGCGCTGTTGTTGATGTTGTTGCATTAGTTGCATTAGTTGCATTAGTTGCAGTAGCAGCATTTCCACCAATTGATAATGAAGCCGCAGTTCCGGTTAATCCTGTTCCGGGGCCAGAAAATTGAGATGACGCCGTGATTGTCGTACCATTAATTGTTGCAAATGAAACATTTGTTCCTAGTTCAGCTGCATTTAATGCTAACAAAACTTCATGATACGAATAAGTTGATAATGCTGTGCCTGAGCTATTAACACCAACCAATAAGCCGTTATAGCCAGTAAGCGGCGGCATTTTTGAAAACGCTGCGGCAATTGAATTGTATTCGCTTCGCAATACGTTCGACGCACCAGCTGAACCTTGCGTTGGATTTCCGCTTGCTGTGTACCAATCTGTCATATTTTATCCTTTTATCTAAGCATTCTTTGTGGCGAATACTCAAGCAATGCGCCGTTAAAATTAATTGGGTAAAAATAGTTGCTGGATGATGAAATTTTAAGGGAAATATTCATCCCATCGCCTTCAATTGCAATTGATTTATTGGTTAATGCGGTGCCATCCCATGTCCAGCCGGTATCCCAATAAACGCCGCTATCGTATGAAATGCTTGTGGTATTAGCTGAATTAAAAAACGTGTCTGGCTGAGCATAATCTGGCTCAGCGTAATTTAAATCATAATCGACATTAAATTCAACATATCCTTGACCATACATTTCAAGCGAAATTCTTCGGTAACGCTTAAGCATCCGGTAGGATTTTGAATTATTAAATACAAGATTTAAATTAGCAGTAATAATAGCGCCATCAAAACTTGTGCCGCATTCCATTTGCATAACATACCCATTTGTCATCCCGGCAAACACAACATCATTGCCACCGCCATACACTTCTTGAGATACAGAACAAGTTACAACATCGGTTGACGGAAACAAGATCGGCATAAATGAGTTAACATTGGGGCCAAGCGTTGCGTACATAGCAGTTCCATCATTAAAAAATAATCTTAGCTGCTGTTTGTCGCGCAATATGTGCGAGTCTACAAATGAATTACGCTTGCTATCTAATACCGATTTAACACGCTGACTAATGGTGGCCTGTAAAAAGTTGCCAAAATTTAGTGTTGATTGAATATCGGATATTCCGCGATCATCATAAACAAATGCGTGACCACCTACTTTTTGCATTGAATAAGGCAATGCGCCAGCAGTATCGTTAAAGTTAATTAACTGCCATGTGGTTGCACTACTTCCATATAATACATAAGACCTATTTCGGCAATAAATACCTAATGCAGGTGATGTTTCGTTACCGGGCTGGCGCATAAATCCTGTAACACTATCGCCGCAACCAATTTCAGCAGCGCCACTAATTGCTTGCCAATTATATGGATCACCAATAGCGCTAAACTGAACTGAGCCATCAAATGAATAAAACAAATAACCTTGATGAACGGTTAAATGTGACGGCGTATCATTTGTATTGCCGGTATTAATTGGAACAAATGTTGTCCCATCAAACTCAAATCCTCGGTTTCTGCCATCAACGCCATACATTTTTGATGTGGTTGATAAGCCAGTAAAATTATCGGTTACGAACTCATAACGACCGTTTTGATTTGGAATGGTAATTGTATCTTGGCTTACAACATCGGCTTGCATGCCGCCAGTAAACGGCCCAACCGTAAATGGGCCATTGGTAATGGTTGCAAATATTAATCGGCCAGCAGCGTCATTAGCAGCAAATGTACCGCTTTCAATAGTAATAGCTTTTAATACAGCGGTTGTTGTGCCTTTTGTGATTGTTGCGCCAATCGCAGGAATGCCGCCAGCTATTTTTCCATGCTGATAATAAACTTCAAAGCCTAAACTAATTTGCGACCAGCCTGAGGATGTGTTTTTAAACATTCCCACGCCGCCAGCAACCAGATTGCGAAAAGCATAAACAATGCCTTTGTAGTACCAAACGCCTAATACGCTACCTGAACAAGCGCCATCGCCAACCTTTCCAATAAAGCCACGGTAACGCTCGCTTGCTAAATATTGATAATAAGCTGTTGTATCATCATAAACAGAACCAACAGCAACAGGCCCATTAACTGTAATTCCTGTATAAGTAATAAGTATTTCTGAAGCATTAAACACACCAGTAACAGCGGTTAAAACAAGCTGAGTTGGTGTAACAGCAAGTAAATATCCGGTGGCGCCCGATGTTGCGCCGGTAATAATTATATTAAGCGGAACCAAACCTGAGTTGCCTGTATAAGGCAAATAATAGAACAATGCTTCTGATGGTGATGATCTTCCATCAAATCGTTCATACCCCGTAACAGACACATAACCACCAAGAATATCTTCTTCAAAATTCACGCAATCGCGACAAAATCCTGAAGGAATTAAAATTTGGGGTGATGTGGTATCTAAACCGCCGCTAAACTGGATAAAATCAGCTTTATGCGGATTAATCGGCAGTTTATTAAGTTTCATGCTAACGCACCGCCACGAGTAATTGGCTCGGCCCAATCAGCCTCAAGTTTGCCTATTAATCGTCCGTATTGCTGCTGGGCATAAGTAAATAAAGCCGGTTCGCTAACATAAGCCGCATAACGCATTAGCGCGTTATAAACAATTACCATTTCATTGGTGTCAAAAATAGGAACCGAGTTATCATTAGCGAAAACATCCGGTATCTGATAATACTCACCACGAATAAAATATGGCACAGATGAATCGGGCTTTGGCCATACATAAACATCTTTTGACGGATCAGACGAAAACTCAATTGGTCTGCCAGTTTGATTTGAACTAGCACCGCGCAAACGGTTATCCCTAAATAAATCCCAGTCACGATTAGGAAGCCACAATTCATCGCTGAAATTAACTGTGTCGGTATAAATTCTTAAGCTATTACGCTTCCAATTTTTAACAGCACCACCAGATAAAGTTAATGCCGGCGATGTTCTTGGGTAAATGTTTTGCGCGGGAACTAATGCTAGCGTAAAGTTTTTGCGCAAAAAACGCCAATCATTTCGTTTATTCTGAATATCTTCATAAGCGGAATTAATCCAAGAAACTAACCTACCTAATTCACCAGTTTGACCAACAGTAGTTGTTGGGCCTGTGCCAGCTATGCCGCTTTCCATTCTAAGCTGCTGAACTAACTGTAGGTAGGTCATCATAAATTATGCGCTCATTAAAATATTTTCTAACCAACGACGCCCACGTTCGCCACTTGGATCGCTAATTACTGCAAACGGATAAGCCAATGCCGATGTTTTAACAATCTTAGTTGATCTGTTTCCGTTTGAATCAATAAATTCTGGAGTTTGCATTGTGTAAGGTTTTGCTCTTGCTAATGCCTCAACAAACATGCGCTTTACTTTTGTGGTTTTGCCGCGTTCAAAAAACTGAGCAACGCCATTTACATAAGTTTGAATAAATTGTTCAGCGTTAGGATTTGCGCTTTCGTGAACTTCAACTAAAAGTTCTTCGCGCATAAACCGTTCGCGTTCAATGCCTTCTTTAAAGGCTTCTTCATCAATGATTTCAAATTGTTCATCATCAAACATTGAGTCGGTTCGATCAATATGTCCAGTTGCAGGAATTTCTATTTCCTGTGTTGCAAAAGGCTGATCAATTTCGTTTGTACTAATGCTTCCTCTACGAGCCATTATCTATTCCTCTATAGTTAAAAAAATGGCGGCTATATTTCAAGCCGCCAAACCAATTAGAAACCAACTAATGGTCTTAATGGGTATGCTGTAATGTTATAAGCAGTTGTTACAATGCTTGTCGCATTCCAGTTGGTTGTACCAAAGGTAAATGTTGCAGTTGAAGAACCAGCAGGGTTTTTAACAGTAAAGTAACCTACTGGTGTCAACAGGTCTGGTAAATCAGGGAATTGCAGCGCACCAGAACCGCCGTTTTGACCAACGGAGTTTTCAGCACCTAACAATGCGCCGTTAACATCAATGTTAGCAATAGGGCCAACAACAGCAACTAAACCGATTGTTCCTGATACGTTCCAAGCTACTGGAGTATTTGCAACACCACTAACAGTCGCCAAGTTAGCCAATGCAAATACAACGATCGCACCCTGACCATAAGCAACAGTAGTTGTTGAGCCATTAACCAATGCAGGAAAAGTACCTGACATCAATACAGGCGCAGGAGTGCCAGTTGAAGCCAATGTTTTGCCATTATTGTCAACATACACTGGGGTCTTAGCGCCAGCAGTTAAGTTGGCATAGTAGCCGCCATTGGTTGCAGTTAAACCGCCTGTACCAGCAGTAACAGTTACCGCACCCGCAGTTGCAGTAATGCCGCCAGTCGGGAAGTTTAAATTCAACCCGTAAAAGTTATTTTTTTCAGCCATAATAAGTAACTCCTTTTATGGTAAGAATGTAGTGGTTGTAAGCTGTGTAGTGCCGGGAACATCAGGCCCATACGTTGCGCGGTTTGCAGAACCGAAAGCAGTTCCGGTAATTGCTGTACCGCCAGCAGTTGTAGCAATGGTGTCTAAACGAGTTAATAACGCCGCATAATTAGCTTGTAGCACAGCAATATCATATTGCGCAGCAGCTAATAAAGCGTCTAATTCAATACCATCGCGACGATGTGACAGCTTATTTGTTCTGTTATCGACAGACTCTTGAGGAGTCAATGCAGAAACTAAAGTAGGCATTTCAAATCTCCAATGTTAAGCACTTCCATGTGCATCAGTAATTAAAGCGCAGAAACGCCAGCTTCAAGAACTGCAATCCAGCCTTGGTTCAACACGCCGCATGTGTGCCAGAATTTAGCACCAATGTAGCCACGTTGACCGCCGGGATCGTTTTTGTCTTTTTGACCGGGTGGCAACCAGATAGGATCAACCGCAGCAGCGCCACGCAATTTAACTTGAGCAAAAGCAGATTTTGACAAGAAAATGAATGGGTAGATGTCAATGTTTGAACCACCAACAGATTGCAAACCAGTTGTACCAACAGAACCGCCGCCAGCCAAGATTGGTTGCAATTCTGGAGAAACAATAAATCTAATACGTTGCCATGTACCTAATTCATACTCACTGATTGGAGTACGAGTGCCGTAAGCCGCTACTTCACGAAAGCCCGGTAAACGACGAATATCGTATTCCGCATCAGTGTGAACATAACAGACGTAAGCCGCTTCAACAGGAGTTGTGCCAAAGTTTTGACTAGGTGACAAAATTTTGGTGATTTGTTTTGCGTGGTTAGCTTGTAATGAACGAGCTACTTTACTTACCCATCGCTCTTGAACTGGCAAGTTAACACCAGCGCGAGTAGTAACAGCAGAACCGCCAGACAAACCAGCATAAAATCTGTTTGTGCAGTTTTTCATTTGGCCGTAAATAGCCATCTCACGAACCAAGCCCATACGCTCACCAGTTTGCTCTTTCATAGCTTCTGGGATGTCATCTTCGTACAAGTCAAAATCTTTATCAGTCAAAGCGTATAACGCCATGTACTGGTTCAAGATCATGGTGACATCACGCGGCACAATAGTATCGGCGGCAGGTGTAACACCTTCTTGGGTGATGTGTGATGTGGCAAAGTTATCGCCGCTTAATTGCACGCCTTGCGCATTATTAGCAGCAAAGAATGTATTAGGGTTAGCAGCGGTACCGCCATAAGGAACCCAAGACCGGAAAATAACGGTATCGGATTTATTTTTTGGCATTTCTTTTTGATCAATGGCAGGAGTTAAAACCTCTGTCCACATTGCGTGGCCGATGATTTCACCAGCCAATTTACCAATCCTCGCAGGGCTGGTATCAAAGTATTGCATACTCATTTGAGCATCTCCTATTAATAAAAACGTACACCAAGCGGTAAGCGCACCGACCGCCAGACGTTGAGATTAGGCTTTCAAGTAGCCCAACCTTTTATTGCTTATACTTTTCTGGATTTTTGAACATTCGCCAATCCAGCATTAAAAGCATCTTCAGAATCTAAAGTAGATGTTCTAGCTGATTGTCCAGCACCTTTTAATGGCACTGCTTGAGCTAGTCTTTCTTGCTTCTTTGCTTCTGCATCAGCCTTTCTCTTTTCCCAGCTTTTAAAACCTGTAATAGCTTTAGCGGCTTGTAGCCCATCCCATTTATCAGATTGTAAAGCGGCTAATTCCGCCTTGCCTTCTGGGCTTAAAGATTGCTGCCAAGTATCAAACTCAGGCTTATTTACAACGTCTTTCCAGTCTGGGTGTAAAACTGTTAATATCTTTACTTCTGATTCTTGTTTAAACGATGCAATTTCTTGTCGAATACTATCAAGATCAGCAGATGAAGTACCGCCACCAAATTGTATACCCGCTAAATCGCTAGCCAGCTTTTCAGCAAAATCCTCATCCGAAAAATACTCAGTTACATTTTTAAATGTATCTTTTGTAATTTGTACCGGTTCAAATTGCTGCGCTCTTAATGCTTTAAGCTCTTTTAACTCCTGCTCCAACTGGCCAATTTTTCCGAACGCTTTGTCGTGTGTTTTAGTCAGCCTTTCTTGCAAGTCATCATAGCTTTTAGCTTTTGCTGCAACTTCTTCCCAATCCTGTTTGGATAAAGAAAAAGGGGTTTCTTGTGATACTGGTGTTTCGGTTTCTTCATTTCGGGCTATAGCAATGCCCTCATTAAAATTATCCTCGATTACTTCTTCTTCGTTTGGCTCTATTGGATCAATAGCGTCAACATCATCAAAGTTGTCGTTCGATTCAAATAAATTGTCACTCATTGCGATAGCCTTTTATGTTAGTTATCAAAATCTTCAGTCACTTCCGTGGCCGAACCAAGAGCAATTAACTCTCGGGTTCTTTTAATTCGACCTCTTATTACAGCGGTCATTTCATTGCTATTGCTAATCTTTTCTAAAGCTCGCCTGTCAGATTCTAGCAACTCGTTTAAACGGGCTTCTATTTTCTTCCAAAGTACGGATTCTTTTTCAAGTCTAGTTAATAGCATATTCGTAGTTAATTAAACGCTGTTTAATTTAAAAAGTCAATAAATCATTGCTCAAACGCATGACCATTATCAGCCCTTCCAGCTGGCTCCGCTACTGGTGTTGCAACCTGTTTGGCATGAGCATGTTCTCTACCTTGTACGCCAGCTTGAGCAACTAAGGCTTGTTCTGATAATTCTTTTTGCGTTCTTAGCTTCATAACGTCGCTAGATAGCTTGGCCTTGATTTCATCCAAAGAAATATTTTGCGCTTGGCTTAGCTTCATCATTTCCAGATTTAGCTCCATTTGTTTCATTTCTTTAGCATGTGCCATTTCTTCTTGAGCTAGATGAATTTTTAATGCGATCTCAGATTCATCCAGACGGGATTTTTGAACAAGCTCAGCCTGTGTTGATTGTTGGCGCAATTGTTCGCGTTGAATATCGCCCTGCTGCCGTAATTGCTCAACTTTGATTTGACCTTCAATTCTAGGATCAACAGGCGGGTTTTGTTGAGCGGCTTTTTGCATTTCAATGATTTGCGCATCAGTGTATCTAACTCGCTCAGGACTAATGCGATTCATTTTTAATATTTCAACCATTAATCTATCTGGATCAAGATGAAACCCTTGATTACCGGCTAATGGCAGTAGTTGCATAATTGCCTGATTTTCCGCATCACGCTGAAAAAATGCTGTGCTGCCTAGTGATACAATAGAAAAATCACCTTTGCACGAATCATCTTCACCGTAAATAAGCAACCATTCGTAATAACGCTGAATGTGTGGCTCAGTTAAATCATCATCGCAAATTTTAGCAATGCGCCGTAAAACAGATGATGCATTTCGATCGAGTATGGTCATGCCACCAACAGTATCAGTAGCATTGCCTTGATTGCCTTGCATAAGCAAAGGCATGTTTGTTGATTTTTCCGCTAATTCAAAACCGTATTTGATAATGTTTTGAAGTTCAGCTTGCATGGTTGGAATCTGAATAGCTTGAATAGCGTGAGCAACATCGTTTACATCCGCATCTTCATCAACAGTCCAAAGCTTCATGGGCGTAATAGTCCATTGACCATCGGCAGGGACAACGGCGCCGCGGCGAATAACAATTTGCGGGCCAGCTGCCACACCAGCATTATCAAGCATTGCGCGAGTTGCGGCATTAACAATACGTTGCGGCGTTCTAATCTGCCTTGCAACACCAATACCTGCCCAATGATCAATTTGACGCTGCCAAACCATTACATCATAGGGAAATGTCCCTGAATCAAAAATACTGACACTAGCCTTGATCACTCGATCATTGACCATAACAACGACAACAGGAATTTCATCACCTTCTTCAGCATTCAATCCAGCTGACTCTAAATCTTCAGCAGTTGCTTCGCCGTGGTAATACCAAACATCAAACTTGTCTTGGTCTTTTGCTTCGCCGCGAGTATTAATATACTTTTTGTTTGGGCCTTCTTTTAATAAAGCATCAATTTCAGAATCAATATAGCCCGGCAATCCTTTTAGATCGCGCAATTGACGCAAACTGATTTCGTCTTTTTCAAAAATATATGAACCGTTGTGAATGCATCCGCCGCATGTTGGGTCGGGATATAGATTTCTTGCGTCAATAAATTTAGACGCAGGTTTGATTTCTTCAACAATCTCAAGAGCAATACCATCCGGCGTTTTTGTTACCTTGCGCTTTTTTCGTACTTCTGGAAACGGGCCCTTTATTACGCCTGTGCCGATCCTTGCAGATTGTTCTAATACTTTCCGCGCTTCGCAATGCCAATTTGATTCAACCAGCCAATCCCAAATTTGAGTTTCGGCTTTTGTTGCTTTTTCGTTAGCTTCTTTTACAAATGCTTGAGCAGCTTCGCCAACAGTGTGCTGGCCTCCGGGCATTGGATCATTATTTTGAATAGCTGATTCAATATCTGGAATAGGCGTTGCTTTAATCATGAATGGCTTGTCATCGGTAGGCAGCAACATATCAGCAACACGACTAGCGGCCATGTCAACATACGGCGCAGTAATATTGACAAACACAGTCGATCTAACCTGATCATCAGTCATTGGCTTTAAATAATATGGACTGCCTGCAACCGATGGTGATTTAAGCATCATTTCTTTACGATTAGCATTGTCGATGCCATTGTAATGATCATCATCTTCATTCCATTTATCTTCAATGCCAGATTGCCTGCGACCATCCTCGGCTTCTTTACGCTTTTGTGTTAATTTGCCGGCAAACGCTTTTAATCTTGCTAGTCGTTCTTGCTCTTGTTGAAAGCCAATATCTTCACCGTCAAAATAATCGGTGCTTGCATTATCTTTATTTTGTTGCGGATAGATGTCGTTGTACATGACGGCTCTCTAATTGAACATTGTTTAATTATATAGCATATTACATGATGCCCATATCATATTGACGATAAGGCATTGTAATTGGTGCTGATGTTTTTTTAATTCTGACTGGCTCGGCAAATGTTAGCGCCAGTGAATCAGCGTAATCCGGTGATTTGACGCCGCGCTTTTTGGCATCGTCTTTTGATTCCATCAATCGCAATCCGCCGTTAAACTTATAGCGCAATGCAGTTAAATCGGTTCTAAGCAATCCATCCTTAGGAATTGATACTGGTGTTTTTAACCATTCGCGCATGTCATCCCACATTTTTGCTCGCAAATTATAGTTATACCCGTCATCAACTCTGAGTGCCGAATTCACTTCAACGACCAAGCCTTTTTCTGGATAAATGCGCTTTAGCTTATCCACAACACCAGCACCAACACCGATAACATCTATTGCTATTTGATCCGGTTTCATAAATGCATCTATTTCAGATTTAACCCGACCCGCTGTATCTTCGGTGTCAGTTTTTCCCCATGATTTCTGCCAAAACACAACGCGGCCCCGTCGGCAGGTTAAAACGGTTTTATCATCCCCAAACCTAGCAACGTCCAATCCATATTGAACTGGCCCAAGCGCTTCAATATCCGCCACCCCTCGTCTAGTAGCTGATTCAACTATTGGTGCAGGAATAAATGCATCAGTAATAGATGCCTCGTAATTTCGATCAATTTCTTGCGCAACAATAACTGGATCGAGTGAATCACATTGTTTCTGGTACCAAGCATCATCTTTGCGCGGATCATCTTTCCAGTCAAAAACAAAAACCTTTATTTTGCCACCATGCCGTTTTCGATAGAATGGATTGCCAACACCGTTTGGTGTTGATACATCTATCTTGCAATTTGATGTTTGTGACAAAGCAGCATCAATTGATTCCGGATGCTCATAAAAAGCTGATTCATCTTTAAAGTAAATTGCCGTTCTATTGCCTCGACCAATATTGTCACCGGCCTCGCCAGCAATAACAGAATCATTTTCAGGATTGACTATTCGCATGTGCGGCGCATGTTTGCACTCATCATAGCCAATAGGCTGAAATTCTCTAGGCAAATAGCTGATAAATTGTCTGATTTTCCAAAAAAGTGATTTTGGATCGCCAATTTTATCAACGTATTCTTCTTTGCGTGAGCCTAATCCAATTACTACGCCCGGCTTAAATAAATACATCCAAGCTGCAATTGCTACGCATAACCAAGAAACACCCATGTCGCGAGATTTTTCGGCTAAACCATCCTCACGATTTCCCCATAAATTAACAACCCATTCAACAAATTCAGCTTGTTTATCAAACAGCAGAAACGGAACAATTGTTTCAACACCTATTTCAGCATTTCTAGGATCAAATGTAACGCCCCAATCAGTTATAAATTGGACAGGATTGTCTTTGTAATGCAATTTTAGCGCGTGCAATATTTCCGGATTGGCGCGAATTCTGTCTAACCTTTCAGCCCTTTCTTTCCATATTGGCGCATAATCAGGATTTTTCCAGTTAATCATTTGCCGATCATTTTCTTATACGCTTCAGCAGGTGAAATGCTCAAATCAATTTTGATTGGCTTATCAGCATCGCCAATATGTTTTAATTCCATTGCTGCATTGAATCCATGCATCATATTTAGCTCTTTAACTGCTGCAACAACATCGCTTGGTCGGCTTGGCTCATTGACAACACTAATTAACGCTCGAATAGAATCCTCTTTTCGCCATAATTCAAGCTGCTTAACTTCGTTTTTTAATTCTTTTATCTTTGCCGCAACATTTGGATTTGTAGACGTCTCATATCCACGCACCTTCATAACGTTGTTTGAATAATTTGCATTGTAGGCTTTTCTGTATGCGTCGGATAAATTTGATCCAGCAGCTACAAGTTTGGCAAACTCCTCTTGCTTTGCTGTTAATTTTCTAGCCATGTTAAATTAATGCTGATTGTTCATTGATAATCACCGGCGCTTCACCATTATCCCAACCCCCAAATATTCTAAGCGGTGCAGCAGGGAACGGTATTGAAGGCAACAGAGCTAATTGCTCATCTGTAAACTCACCCAGTAGATTACACATGTAGCCCACATAACCCTCAGCGAAGCCAATAACATCAATAGAATAACCTTGAACAGGTTGGAATATTAGATTAGTACCTATCGGTTTAGCATTGATATTGCCAACTGTAGTTCTTGTGCCGTCCTCGTTAATAATAACTTCTGGTTCAGGGTAAATAGGCTGTTGAACCCATTGTGCTACACCTGCATCAACTAAAGCTGTTTCAAGTGTGTCTTGGTCTTGTGCAACTAAATATAAGACTCTCATGCTGTTAGTGATTGTAAGGTTGAGTTAGGCAAACGCTGACTGTAGTAGCGTATTGTTCGGATGTGGCCGTTGAGTGTTGGAGCTGCTCCGTCATCCCAACCTATTCTAAAAGTTGTCAAACCTGTTGTTACAGTACCAACGCTATCTGTTTGTACAGTTGCACCACTTAAAGACCTAGCAAAAGAATTGTCCTTATATCCAAAAGCGTCTTTATAAAATGTATTGGCGCTAAGAACAGCCACTGATGTAAATGCAGCTTGTGATGCTCCAGCATTTAATACCACATCCGCCATGTTTCCGGTGCTATTTGTAGAATAAGCGACAATATTATTTGAAGCATTTAGATAAGCACAATAAACACCTTTGTTGCCAGTTCCTAAAGGCGCAACCACATGGTCAAATTCAGCAAATATTGTTCCTTCTACAGCATTATACCAACTACTAAAGTTAGTTCCTGTCATGCTGCCTTGGTCGGCGGCTCTTGTTGCCTGAGAAGCTGTTGTTGGTATATAACTTGAAGCAAAACTAGCCATAATTAATTCCCATGCCTTGCGTAAACGCCGTGGTATTTTTCTCTAGCTTCATAAGCAACCAATTCTGCTAGCTCTAAATCGTAGAAACAGCCTATGTGTTTTCGTTTGTTGTTTGCTTGAATTACAACATTGTAATTTTTATTCTTTTTATTCCATACAACATTCTTAATTTTAGTTGTAGAATTTTTGTATGTAGGCCTATTTTTAGCATTATCAGATTCTAAACAAGACCTTAAATTTTCTATTTTATTATTGGCTCTATTGCCATCAATATGATCAACATGTTCGTTCAACTCAAAACCATGCCATAACATAATCAATCTATGCGCTTTATACGCTTTACCATCAATTTTTATAGTTATATACCCTTCATTAGTTAAAGAACCTGCTTTTTTACCTTTCCAACCTTGTCTAGCAGAGGTTTTCCAATACAAATCGCCATCAACATAATCAAATAAATTTTTAACTTGTTCAGTATTAATCATTCTAATTGCGCTCCCCAGACATAAACACCAGACACCCCATCGCCAGTGTATGAAAAATTGCCAGAATTATCACAAACATAAACAGACGGTGTTGCAGTGGTTGATGCTGTAGTCACGGTAATCGAACATCTATACCAACCATTACTTACCGGTGTAATAGTGTATGACGTTGGTGCGGCTACTAAATTAGCAAAGAAAGCCCCAGTATTTAAATTAAATATAACGCCTTTACCTGTTACGCCTTCATAAACACCAGCGTATGTTCTAGCGCCAGCTTTTAAGAACACAGAAAATGTATATGCGGTTGCAGTGGTTACTGTTATAGCTGTAGTTACAGCAACTAAATGCGTTGATGCGGCGGTTGCATCTTCAATTAAATAATCACCAGAAGTTGTGCCATCTGGCGCAATTTTAGCATTTGCACTTATTGACGACCTTGTTTTAGTCCATGCCGCATTATCAAATTGTTCGCTATACAGACAAAGGTTTACCCTTTGCTCCTCAATCAACCACGACTTAGGCCCAACAGCATCCCATAAGCCTTGATAAATCTTAGCATTGCCGTTTAGTGTCCAGACTTCGCCGGTTTCTAGGCCAGTAAATGTTGAACCGCTTGTCCAGTTACTCGGGTCAAAATCCAGCACCATTGTGCTTGAACCACTGAACTTAAGGCCGGTATAAACATGCGAATCGTATATCTTGCCAAACAAATCAAAACCTGACGAGGCTAGGCTTCCAAACTGCACCTGTGTGCTTGTGGCATTGTATAAGCTGCCTGCTGTGCCGGTCTTGTCTGTGCCTAGCTGTGTGAATGTTGTGCCATTCTCTGATGTATAAAAACGAATAATACCTGTAGCCGCTTCACGCTGTACGCCAATATAATGAACTGTTCCATCTGTGAAGCCTGTAGACGCTGAGCAATCCACAGATATAATGCTAGTACCATCCAACGAGTAATTAAGCCGTGGAGCGCCTGAGGTTTGGATATTCAAAGCCCATGAACGTGTGCCAGCACTAACGCCGTCTTTAGCGACTAATGTTTGAACAGTAGCAGGTGTCCAGTCGTCTAAGGCTACTTGAACCAATAGCGATATATCGCCGGTAATTTGGTTAGCTGTCGAGCTTGGTGTGCTGAAATAGTCTCCAGATGCCACGCAGTTATATGCGAATTTGCTATTGCTGGAGTTAATCGCAATCGTTGGTATCTGTGTAATCGCACCGTTGATGATGCAATTAGGATTTGTGTAAGGGAAGTATTGAACGCCGTCAACATTAGCACCTTGGTATGGCGCAGATAGTACGTTGGTCGAAACATACTCAGACGGATTTTGATTGGCTTGGCCTGTGACGTTTTCAAGCTGAGCGCCCCAGATGTAAATGCCAGATGTGCCGTCGCCAGCATAACTAGTTGTTCCGTTTGCAGTTGAAATAAACGCTGTTGGAAATATTGTGCCTGCTGACTGTGTGCTAGTTATGCTACATCTATACCATCCATTTCCCACATTTATGATTGCTGCATTTACACCAGAATCAATAGTTCCAATTGCGCCGGATGATAGATTAAAGTATGCACCAATAGAATTTCTGACATATATCCAAGACCTTTCACCGGCCTTTGCATAAACAGTAAAAGTAAAACTGCCAGAATTAACTGCAATTGGGTTATATACAAAATGTGTTGCAGTTGCGGAATTTTCCACAATTTTATCAGCGGTTAATGTTCCATCAGGAGCGGCTATTGCATCTGCGCTGATAGTTGCAGCTGATTTAACCCAAACCGCATTACTAAAATCCTGACTATACGTCAGCAGATTCTCAACCCTACGCATACCATCAAACCTAACTTCACCGCTCTTGACGTTCTTAATCAAGCCTTCAAAATCAGTAACAGTGCCGGTTGTAGCGCGTGTGAATGATATTCTTGGATCAATAGCGCCCGACATAAAATTCAGCGCTAATTTTATTGATTTGGCCAGCCCACGTTGCTGTAGTGCTGGAAACTGAGCTGGCACGGTCATATTATTGACTCTCGATAATTGATAAATAACCTGCGGTTGAATCGTATAGTGCAGCAATCTTAGTTACGCCGTTTTGTACTGAGATCGGATAACTTTGTGCGCCAGCAGCTAAAAAGAAACTTCCAGCAGTAGCTTTTGCAGCGGTCGGATTAGTTCCGATTGCAATCCAGCAGTCTTGTGTAGTTGATAACACTACCCGATTAGTATTTGATGCAACGGCGGCAGATTGATTGCTAGTCAATGCCAGCGTAATAATTTGCACAGCATTAATCCATAGCGATTGCTTAACATCAATGTCGTAAAGATTTTCGGTCGTACCGTTATTAAATAATGGGCCAAACATATTACATTCCTCCAGCCATTGGGCTTAGGCCTTTTACTGGCGCAGTTTTCTGCATGCCTTGATCAAACATTGACTGTTTTTGCGCTTCATCAGAACGTGATAACAATTTAGCAGCAATCATTAAAGCAGATTTTAAATCAGGCGCAGGCTGGGCATTTTGTTTTTCCGCTGATTCAGTAGCAGCAGATTCAGGCGCGGATTCTTGGCCCGGTGCAGCAGACTGCGTTTCTGCCGCTGGTTCATTTTCTTCATAAACGCTAAATTCACCAGTGTCGCTACGTTCAATGCAAACTTTCATTATGCTAACTCCAAATAATTAAATGGGCGCTATAGCTGCAATGAGGAGTTGCGACTGACATGCCAGTTTTGCTATAGCGTTATGCGCGATTATTACACAAATCAATCATAAATTGAACAATGTTTAATTGTGACTAGCAAGTTACCAACACAAATTATAAAAAATAATCACAAATTACTATTGACTTATGTCCGGTCAGAACTATAATATTAGCCATAGATTCGGGATTGTCTTGGATCGTTAAACGGGGAGATTTATGTACGAACACTGTTTTTTTTCTAGATCAAAGAAAATGATTATTGATGGATGTGACGCTAACAATCTTGGATTGTACAGTCATAAATCACTTGATGATTTTCAGGAAACTTATTTTGATGCTGAGATCATTGATACTGAATTGGCTATTCAGATCCTAGAAGATTCTAATAGAACACCGGTTACTGAAACTATTAAAGAGAAATATGAATACGCACTAGAAGTATTACCTCCCGAAAACTGGAAAAATATCCCTGATGGGGATTACTTTCAAATGTCTGAATACTGGTCGGGAAATATTACAACGTATTATGTTAGACAAGGTGATCGTTACTTTACGTTTATGGACAATGCTTGGATGACGCCTAAACAAGTTATGGAAAAGCTAAATGAAAACAGATAGTGATTACAAGCAAGACCAGCGAAAACGGGACAAGGCTGCCGGATTAGTAAGATTGGAACTTAGAGTACCGGCTAAGCATGTTGAGAAAATTAAAACTTTTGCAAGAGGACTACAAAATGAAAAAAATTGATGCTTTGATTATGTTATTGCTAATTAGCTTTAGCTTTGGTTCTGCTTGGTGCGCTTTAACGTACCATCAGGAGTCGGCCGGATTAGTTGGATTGGCGTTATTTGTTGCAGCTAGTGTTTGGCAAGAGCTTTTGCAAAAAAGAGCTGCTTTAGAGCAGTCAAAATCACTAACGTATTATACATGGAAACGGGGTAAATAACTATGATTATTGAGATACAAGGCATTCCGCTATATGTTGAATTTTCTTATCAAGCCGAAGCTAATGAATCTGAATTTGATCCCGGCGATAACGAACTGGTTTGCATAGAATCCATTGAACTGCATGGGTATGACATTACCGATATTATCAGCGAAGATTGGATTAAAAAAATTGAAGAACGCATATTAAAATCAATTCACGAATCAGGCGATGATGTTGATGATGCTGACGACTACATTTTCAGATTGGGGTCGATATGAGAAGCGTTTATTTTTTACTAGCTGTTGCAGCCTTGTCGGCTTATAAGGCAAATGCTGACGAAGTTAAATGTTTATCTCGCGTAATCTATGCTGAATCACGCGGCGAATCTGTGCTTGGTGCGGTAGCCAATGCGCAAGCTGTAATTAATAGGGCGGTAAATCAAGAGCGAAGCATTTGCGATGTTAAAGGTGTGCATCGTAAACAACCAGATAAATCACTGGCTACTTATTACATGGCAATAGCAAGAGCGGCTTTATTTGACAGGTTTCCTCAAATTATTAAAAAAGCTGACAGCTGGAATACTGGAACAAAACCAAAGCATGGCGGCAATGTTGAACGCGTTATTGGGAATCACGTTTATTACGTCTTACGTCCTGTAAAAGAATAGCATTTACCCAATTTTCATAGGCGTTAGCGGGTGTTGAGCCTGCGACGCCTTTTTTATTGCCTATGCAAAACCAATGGCCGCAATATTTGATAATTTTAGGCTTTGTCATTTGTTGTTAAATCAATCCACAAAATAAATATCAAACAGCATATAGCGTGCGCAAGATGATTGAGATTTGATTCCTCGTCATTTGCAATGCCCTCAGCATGCGCATTGATATGTCGATATGCTGCCGATAAATACCGGCGTTTAGCATCAGACACAAGCTTCCAGTTATGGCGGCCATATTTGATAGCGCCAAACATCAAAACCTTAACCACTTCATCAAGCGGTTTCCACGGCATTAATGAATAATCAAGCTTTCCATCGTCGTGTTTATTTCCGTGATTCACTTCTAATTTCCTCTAACGCCATTACTCTTGCTCTAGATTCTTCAAATTTGGCATCACAGACCAGAATTGCTACTCGTTCAACAAATTCATCTATTTCATTCATTGTTGCCATGCGGCCGAGCGCTTTATCCAGCCATTCCTCGTCTAGCTCTGCTTTTGTTTCATCTCTACTCATCGTCTAATAATCCATTCACAAAAGAATCAACCGTTTCACACGCCAATAAAAAAATAGCGGTTAATACTGAGATAGTTAATATAGCTATCTCAGCAATGCTAATCAAAATAATGTTAGCAAACCGCATCATTTACGCTATACGCCTGTTGATCCAAATCCGCCACTTCCTCTATCCGACGGGCTTAACTCAGAAACGGTAATAAATTTAGCTTTCATCACAGGGGCGATAACGCCTTGGGCTATTTTCATGCCGCGAGTAATAACAAAATCTTTATACCCGTGGTTGATTAAAATGACGCCAATCTCGCCGCGAAATCCGGCATACACGGTTCCCGGGCTATTAAGAACAACAATTCCATTTTTTAATGCCAACCCAGAACGTGACCTTACTTGTAACTCATAACCAGCAGGTACGGCAACGGAAATACCCGTAGGAATGCAAACAATATTTCCAACATCTAACACTATTCCAAAAGGATTGTTTGCAATTAAATCAAATCCAGAATCAAATTCATGCGCATATTCCGGAATTGCTACGGATTCATCAAGAAGCTTTAATTCTACATCAATGTTGAACATTAACTTCATCCTCTTCCGAAGGTTCTTGCATAGGCACATTATCATCTTCAAATAAAGATTCTTGCGATTCTGCATATTCATCTGGCGTCATTACATGCATGGAAAAGCCTTCTGGATTGCAGACTAAATTAACAAGTTGCGGCGGAACATTACCTCTTAGCAAGTTATGAGCAAATCCGTAAACATGTTTCATAACTTTTGCCGCTTCATGCAAATTTTCTTCTGATATTTCCTCAACTTCCTCACCGTGATGCAATTCAACTGTCATCTGAAGCTGCTCTGTTTCTGGAAAAAACTCTATTTTTAAAATTGATGAATTACTCATTTCAACCCCCGTAAAAATTCAATAACTGGAATAATGTTTTTCACTGCAATTTTTTCGTTTAACAAGTCGCTTGTCTCATACAAGCCATTAATTAATTCGTCTATATTTAAAATTTGCGAATGCGAAAGTTGCGACTGTTGCAAACGTACCGCTGTTGTTAGCTTGTCAAACACATTAAACACTGATGTTGCCAATACTGTATTAGCCGATTCTATCAGCGCTTCAATAATATTTGCTTGATTAGTGTCGATTGACTTATCAATTGATTTTTCTTCTGACCTGTCCTTAAAATTGGTATCAGTTTCTTGGGTGATACTTTCTGAAATGGGATCGACCAAAGATTTATCGGTGGAAATTTCATCTTTAATTTTCTGTGACTTTTCGACGATTCTTGGTTCGTCTAATACTTTCCATTTTGACATGATTGTTCCGCCAACTTTTATCTTTTCTGTGGCTTCAATCAAACCAGATTCAGCTAATCGTTGCAGGGCTTTGCTGACATAAATAGAACTGTTATGCACCATAAATAGCTCAGGAGCAGTCATTACGGCCATTATATCTCGCGTGGTGTATGAATCATTGCCTAAACCTTTAAGCACATCAAACACAACGTCTTTATGCGTTTTTTTTATTTCCATTTGATTATCCCGTTTGTTATCCCCGTTAGGCGCTTCGCCCTAGACCATAAACGGGGGAAAGGCTAACCCAAGCAGGACTAGGACTTGGGCGGGCGAAGCTGGTGTTATTGTATCAGGCTTAATATGCAATGTGGAGCCTAAAAAAGTATATCCAAGTCGAAATCATCGTAGCTTTCTCCTTGTTGGTTGCTTGATGCTTGTTCATGCGATTGATTTGACGGTTCTGCTTGATCTTTTTTGCTACCAAGCAAATTTATATTGCTAGCATTAATAACCGTTTTATATTTTTTTTCACCGTCTTTTTCCCATGATTGATATTCAATCGAACCCTCAATAGCTAGCTGCGATCCTTTTTTTACATAGTCGCCAGCAATCTTGGCTGTTTGGCCAAACGTCACAATATTGTGCCACTGCGTTGATTCTTTTTTTTCTCCGGTATTTTTATCCGTCCATCGTTGGCTTGTCGCAAGCGTAAAGTTTGTTATTTGCGCCCCGCTTGGTGTAAACCTGCTTTCTGGGTCTTGCCCTACTCTGCCTATCAATATTGTTTTATTCATGATTTACGTCCAAATTCTTTAATTAACAATGCTTCTGCTTCTTGATCAACTAAATCAAAATATTCTCGAACCAGTCTAATGATTATAGTTCTATCTGATGGAAGCGATGGTGACTCATCAATGAAAAGCTTAGAAGTATCAGCTTCAATCTTTTGATTTTCATTTTGTTTGGCAAAAAGTTTTTCTTCTGCAGCTGCCGCAAAAGCCTCTTTTGCCTCTTGAGATTCTTTTAAAATCCTAAGCCTTTCTTCCCGATTGACTCGCTCTAATTCTGCTTGCTCTGCTTTTAGCTTTTCATTGGCTTCTCTTTGAATTTTTTCTTGCTCAACTCTAAGCTTTTCAGCGGCTTCACACTCTGCCTTGGCTTTTTCCTCGGCAGCAATGCGCAAACGTTCTTGTTCTAACCGCTCTGCTTCGGCTTTTTTATGTTGCTCAATTCTGGTGGAAATAATCAATTGCAAATCATCAAGCGGCTTATAGATGATAGTCTGCAAATCATTAAACAAAAAACTGTATTCAACAGCATTATCAGCCATAAATTTTAGCTTTTCATTAATATTGCGTGCAATTTGTGTTGCCTGAATTTTAGCGTTAGCTACCTCTGTATTTACGGCATTGCGCAAGCTATCAATGGTGCGCTTATTTTTCATTGCGCTAGCCAAATCAGGGTCTTGAACAATTAACTGGATACCCTTAATGTTTGATTGCAAATCAGTTTTATGTTTTAACCAATCTGACTCACCAGCCAGCTTAATTTCAATCTTAATTGATTGCTCTCTTGTTTTAACCAGCTTGTCAATTTCAAGTCGTTTGGATCGCAACTCAGCTTTAACATCGTCAATTGTTCTGATTGCCAACTCAATATCAGAAGTTTGCGCCAAAATTGCGCTTTTTTGGGCTTCAAGTCGCTCTTCGCCGTCTTGCGCAAATTTCACAAATGCTTTTGCATTAACGAAATCTTGATCAGTTTGCAAGTCGGTATTAACTGATTTAATAAATCCAATTGCCGCTTGTTTAAATTGAGGCAAGTTGGATTGAACTACTTCGCCGCGAGTAATTACGGACAGCGCTGGCAATTGTGGAATTGCCTCAGCTACCACCTCGGCTACTGGCTCGACAACAACAAAAGATTCTAGATCAATATCAAACTGTTCCCATCCGTTCTTAATACGATCAAACCAAGCATTATCAGGATCAATACCAACCCATGCTGTATTAGCTTCTGTTCCATCGGATACTGTGAAATAAATGGAATTAGCACCCGTAACCATTAAAACTTGTTGACATTGCGCCATATAATATTCAGGTATAACGCCTGTTTTTACGCCATCAAACAATGATTGATTAAACTGTTTACATTCAAACGCAATAGCTTCATCCATTGTAATCCCGTCACAGGATGCAGACATTTTGCCTAATGAGTAAACAACTGGATATAAATCATCTTCGATATACCTTTCCAGCATTTCACGCGCTAACGGCTCCACACGATGCCCTTCAGCAAAAATCACTTTCTCAACAAAATCACTAAATTCTTTGGGTAATCCAGTTTTTTTGATTTGCAATAATTCATCGCGTTTTGCAAATGGCGATATGCCAAGCATGACAGCAGCTTCGCTTGCGCCGTTGTGGTTTATTCTAAAATCAAGCCATTCTTGAGTGCCTTGAACTAAGTTATGTATTTGTTTAATCATTTTCGTGATTCCATGAGTCAATTTCGTTTTCCTGCTCGTTAGTCAATATAGCTTTTGAACTGACAACATCAATAATTTGTTGTGTGGTTTTTTTTCCCATTAATACAGCCTCTCTCCACTTGGCTTTGTTTTGATTAAATTTATCTTCTGGATAGAAATCCAATGCCGCAGGTTGCTGTACAGTATCTATTTGCGCTTGGTAATTAAACTGAGAATCCTCAATTATTTTGCCTTCCATTTCATCTGATGTTGGTTGTGATCCAAGTTCTGGGAATGCTTTCCGCAAGGCCTGAGCCTCTGCGCATTTCGCTATTTGTGCATAAGGTCGCCTGCTCCACATTGCATTGGGCGCAATAGATTTATCTTTCCCGCCTTTAGTTGCGTAGTTTTCTTTCCATCGTTCCGTAGCTGTAAATTCAGCCACAATGCCGTTACCCATTAATCTCTTTACAGTGATTCGACACCAAGCCGGGTATGTTATTTGTTGGCCGCCAATTATCTCGGTCACATCTTCCCCATACTCTGCGTCACTTACTCCGGCATATTCTCCGGATCGCGCAGCCTGCGTTCTATATGATCCAATACCGGGCATAATTACATCACGCATTCCACCCACTTTTGCGTCATACATAGGCACAATGTGAACAGGCTTTTGAATTGGGTCTAAGCCAGCGGCTCTGCAGTACCCTAAAACAAGTTTAATTGAGCCATCTTGTGCGCCCGGGTATAAACTGCTTTTTAATACATTAATTAGCTCATCTTCCGACATTGCAGACGACGGCAGATTTTGTTTCTTGCTTTGAACTAAATCATTCATTTTTATTTCCCCCATAAAAAAAGCCCTAAACACTGCATGGTCGAGATGCACTGGATAGGGCTTTAAGCCGATGGGCTTTGGTGTATATCAATCTCGACCATTGAACACCAAAACCCACGATTTTTATTTTACATCAATAAAATTTAAACCTCAATAATTTTGATACCATGAAACCATAGCATAAGTTTCTTTTTCAGCCTATAAACAGGCAGCTTTCGTGTAAATTCTGATTTAACATCAACAACAACTTCTCTATCTTTTTTGCGGTCATAATAAGAAAAATCGGCCACATAATGCGCAGCTCTTTCGCCATCCTGTTTTGGTATTAATAGATACTTTTCCTGTCGCCGCAGATTTTCTATTTCTCCGGCATCCTGCTTGCTTTTCAAAATTAACCAAAATTCATATTCTTTCTTACTGTCAAAAACCACTCCATCGCGAAGAATCTTTTTATTTCTATATTTGCTCATGCCTTTGCTTCGTAGTAATTTGCATTTCCAATTCTTTTTGCCGCATCAAGCAATTGCCTAGCCAGTTCAATTGCATTTGATTCCGGCATTGATGCAATGTTCTCTATTGTTGCCTTAGTTGTTTTTAAGCGGCACATTCTGTTGCTCGTTTTCTCGCTAACAAAATAATCAACTGCGCCGGATTGTCCAATTTTGCTATAAAGCTTAATGGTTCGCATGTCTCTAATTCCGTTTACTTTCCCGTTTCTTTTCATATTAATTTCTCTATTGTTTCAGCCAAAACCAGTAATTCTGTTTTTTTAAAAATTTTCCACATGGCTTTTTCGCCATGAATTCCATTATGCGAGTCTTGATGACAGGATTTGCACAAAGGTATTGTCGCGTAATGGCTTACTCGCCTATCGCCTTCTTTTATGTGATGAGCATCTGATGGTGCTGATTGCCCACATACTCCGCAAGGAAGTTCTTTTATTTTTTGCATGTGTCGGCTTTCTTTTTTATTCATGAAAACCTCAATATCTGTTCAACATGATAATCAATATCGTCACGCGAGTAATTGATTAAAATTTTAGCCAATGCAACATCAATAATTTTGCTATACATTTCCTCAAAATCTTCCTGACTCATGCTAGCAAACGACCATGATTTAGCCCTTAACCGCAGCGTTCCATCGTACTTAAATTCGGATGTGTAATATCCTGCTAAAATTGTTAAATCATTCCGCAATGATTCAAGGTTCTTTTGAACTTTTACGCCCTTATGTGTTAACTCGCTTGGTTCCCATGCGTCATAAATAACTTGCAAAAGCGCCCATGCTTTTCGGTGAAAGGCAATATTTCTTGGTTGAGTTATTTTTACTTGATACTCCCCGTTTGGTTTTAATTTAGCCATTATATCCGCTGATGTTTGATCAACCGGAACAAGGCCGTTGTAAAGTTTTCTGACAAAAAAATTTGCCATATACATAACCCCGTTTATTTGTATCAATGTGCGGTCTATTCCCTGCCGTCAACCGTTGCCGGATTTAAGCCCGATGCCGAAGCAGAGCGGGAATTTACTCCGTTAATTGTTGTCTTTCATTTTCTAATTCAGCAGCGAGCGCTTTACAACTTGAACCAAAAAAATCATTCATTGATTTATTAAGAAGCATTACAGCAACCATGGCAGGTGTTATTTTTTCGCCTTTAAAAGTAGAAATATTATCAGAAATAAATAATCCATCGGTTTCAAAATCATCTTCTATTATCAATATTACTTTTGCCATATCATTTCTCTCTCTCAGCCAGCATTTCATCTGCTATCCTGTACGCATCTTGTGCTAAGTATTTCCAGCCTGAATATTTTTCCAAACATCTTG